CGTTGAGTTCTCTGAAGTGGTTGGTCAATTCGGCTAATAAATAGGAATAAAATAGGAGAACGAAAATGGCTTTTAATGTAAACGACTTCGCTGGTGCTCTTAAGGGAGGCGGCGCACGTGGTTCGCTCTTCCAAGTACAGATTACAAACCCAATTAATGGCGCAGCTGATCCGCTGGTTCCATTTATGTGTCAGGCTGCTGCTATCCCAGCTTCAACGCTGGGTAACATTGCCCTGCCATACTTTGGTCGTGTAATCAATGTTGCTGGCAACCGCACCTATGATGCTTGGACACCAACAATTCTAAACGACGAAGACTTTGCTATTCGTAACGCAATGGAACAGTGGTCACATACTATTAATGCTGCTCAGCGCAACATCAATGATGCTGGTGGCTCTGCTCCTAATTTGTACAAGGCAAACGCTCAGGTTACTCAGTACGGTAAGACTGGCGATATCCTTCGTGTTTACAATTTCGTTGGTTTGTACCCAACTGAAGTATCAACAATTGAACTTAGTTGGAGTGACGAAGCAGTAGAGACTTTCTCAGTAACATTTGTTTATGATTATTGGGAAGTTATCGGTGGCAATACTGGTAACGCTGGCGGCATCTAATTAGTGAAAATGTGATTCGTGGGGGCAGTATAAATAACCTTATGCTGCCCCCATACTTTACCATAGGAAAATAGCATGCAATTATTCGGTTTTACAATCGGTAAACCAAAAGACGAAGAACAGCCAAAGACTGTTCAGTCTTTCGCACCACCACCATCTTCTGATGGCACCGTTGATATTATGCAAGAGTACGGCGCAGCTTATGGCGGCGCATTCGGTACTGCATTGGACATGGAAGGTGTTGCTAAAAACGAAGCAGCACTTATCACTCGTTATCGTACAATGGCTTCACAACCTGAATGCGAACGTGCGATTGACGACATTATCAATGAAGCAATTGTTTCTGATGAACAAGAACCACCTGTATCTATTGTTCTTGACGCTATTGAAACAATGCCAGAACAAATCAAAGAAAAGATTCGTGATGAGTTTGACTACATCCTAGATCTTCTCAACTTTAATAATTATGCATACGACATCTTCCGTAACTGGTATGTAGATGGTCGTTTGTATTATCATATTATGGTAGATAGCGCAGCACCTCGTAAGGGTATTCAAGAACTGCGTTACATTGATCCTCGCAAGATGAAAAAGGTTCGTGCTTTGAAGCGCAGTTCTGCAGCTCAAGCACAACCGAATGGACAGTTTGTACCAAAAGAATATGTAGAGTATTTCGTTTATGCCGAAAGAGGCATGATGAATACAGGTGCTAGCAATATCGGTGTAAAGGTTGCACCTGATGCGATTGCTTATTGTCACTCTGGTATTCGTGATGAGCATAATCGTTTGGTATTGTCTAATTTGCATAAGGCAATTAAACCGCTGAACCAGCTGCGTATGCTGGAAGATGCTACGGTAATCTATCGTCTTGCTCGTGCACCTGAGCGTAGAATTTTCTACATTGATGTGGGCAATCTACCAAAGGCAAAAGCTGAGCAGTATCTGCGTGATATGATGGCCAAGCATAAGAACAAACTCGTTTACGATGCGAACACTGGCGAAGTCCGTGACGATCGTAAGTTTATGACGATGCTTGAGGATTACTGGTTGCCTCGTCGTGAAGGTGGTAAGTCAACTGAAATTACTACGCTTCCTGGCGGACAAAACCTTGGTGAACTCGATGATGTTATGTACTTCCGTAAGAAGTTGTATGAATCATTGAATGTACCAGTATCAAGATTGGAAACTGAAACGCAGTTTAATCTTGGTCGCTCATCAGAAATTACTCGTGACGAACTGAAGTTCTCACGCTTTATCAATCGTCTTCGTAATCGTTTCACTGAATTGTTTAATACTTTGCTTGAGCGTCAGCTGTTGCTCAAGGGTATCATTACAAAGAAAGAGTGGAAAGAAATCAGAGGCGATATCTATTATGACTTCCTTGAAGACAATCATTTCGCTGAACTGAAGAACAATGAAATCCTACAGGGCAGATTGCAGTTGCTCGGAGATGTTGATCAGTACGCTGGAAAATATTTCTCCGTCGAATGGATCCGCAAGAATGTGTTGATGCAGACAGAGGAAGATATTGATGAAATCGACGAGCAGATACAAACCGAAGCCGAGTTGGCTCAGGAAATGGGCGGAATGGAAGATGACTCGGGGATGGACTCCGATATGGAAGAACAATAAGTTTTATAAATAGAGATGAAAAAATTAATTGGAGACTATTATGTCTGATTATACCGCAAAAGATGCAGTACAACACGCCTTCAACGGTAATGTTTCTGAGTTTCGCAGTGTTGTGAACGATCTCCTGTTGGACAAAGTTTATGACGCAGTACAAATGAAAAAGTACGATGTAGCTGCAAACTATATGAACGGCGTTGAAGCTGAAGTAACTGAGGAAGAATAAAATGTCTATCAAAAGTTTCAAAGAATTCGTTGTTGAAGGTACAGGCGCAGCAGCTGATGAGCTGGTTGCCAAGAAAGACGACGATAAAGAAGCAACAGATTACAAGCCACGCTCTAAGGGCGAAGAAGATTTCAAGAATTCTCATAAGGTAGAAAAGACCAAGCATCCTGTTGCTGGCGACCATCAGTTTAATGGCGACCGTAAAGAAGTCAAGAAGTAAGGAATAAGCAATGGCACTGAAACCACTAGCAAATTCTGTATCTCTTGCAGCAGCAAATAACTGCTATCTTGCGACTGCGGTTTATGTTGTAACAACAAATAATGCCGTAACAGTTACAGTTGCTAACACTGATGTTGATACTGGTAACGGTCAACACGGTTCATATGCAGGTGGTTCTGTTGTAATTAAATTGCCAGCAAACTCTGGCACCGTTATTCGTAAGCGTCCATATGATACGCTCACTGGTGCTGGTTTATATGGCACTAAGGTTGCTGAGGGAGACATCTAATGAAACTCATCACCGAAGTTTTGGAAGATATTAATTATCTGACCGAAGCCAAAGAATCGGGCAAGAAGAATTACTTTATCGAAGGTATCTTCATGCAGGGAAACATTCCTAATCGCAACAAGCGTATGTACTCAACAGAAACGCTCGACAAGGAAGTTGCTCGCTACAACAAAGATTATATTCAGAAGAACCGTGCCTACGGTGAGCTTGGCCACCCACAAGGTCCGACCATTAATCTTGAGCGTGTATCGCACATGATTACTAAACTGGATCGTGACGGTAACAACTATGTCGGTCGTGCTAAGATTATGACCGAAACTCCATATGGTGCGATTGTTAAGTCGCTGATGGATGAAGGTGCGCAGCTTGGTGTATCTTCACGTGGTATGGGTTCACTAAAGATGGGTCGTAACGGTATCGCTGAAGTGCAAGACGATTTTTATTTGGCAACCGCTGCCGATATCGTAGCTGATCCTTCTGCTCCTAACGCTTTTGTACAAGGTGTTATGGAAGGTGCTGAGTGGGTTTTTAATGAATCAACTGGTACTTGGAAGCAAATTGAAGTTGCTGACCAGATGCGTTCACAAATTAAAAGAATGAGTGCTGCTGAAGTAGAGGCAAAGAAGTTTGCTATGTTCGAGCAGTTCCTGAACTCTTTGACAAAGTAAAAAATTTATTTTTATAAATAAATTACAAATGAGATAACTTAATAGGAGCAATCCAAATGTCTGATAAAGAACTACTCGAAAACGAAGTGGATCAGATGGATGAAGCTAAAGCATCTTTCGGTGTTGACGCTGAAACCGCTGAACCTACAGCAAAGGAAATTTCTCCTCCTGGTTCTGCACCAAAGGATGAAGATAAGAACAAAAACCCAGAGCAGGGTTCATCTGTTAAGCCAACTAAGGTAAAGGCTGTACAGAAGATTGCTGATGTTGTTAAGGGCATGAGCAATGAAGAGTTCGCTCGTGTTTACGAAGGACTGATGGCTGCTCTGGAAGGCAAGGAAGTTGTTGCTGAAGAATCTGAAGAAGAAACTTCTGCAATCGCTGTTCGTGAAATTCGTCACATCGAAGCAGGCGACATTAATGTTGCTGAAGATGTTGCCGCAATGTTCAACGG